AGCAGATTTAACGTCTGCTTATTATCATAGGAGTTCATTTATAAAAAATGATCCCCATGAAACATCATACCGTGAAGGACAAAGATCGGTATTAATCAGAATAATCAATCTATTAAAGGAGAATAAAAATGTCTGATGAACAAACGACCACAACTGACAATCCAGAAACAGTTATAGCTAATCAAATACAAGAAACAGCTAATACAGTTCTTGGATCAGAAAGTGATAATCAAAACGATTGGAAATCATCACTATCTGAAGAAATAAAAAACGATCCAACACTTGCTAACTTTAAAGATGTTGAAGGTCTTGCTAAAACAGTAATACATCAACAAAAAGTTTTAGGCAGTAGAGTACCTATTCCTAAAACAGATGAAGAAAAAGCAGAACTTTATAATAAACTAGGAAGACCAGAAGACCCTAGCAAATATGAAATAAATGTACCAAATGAAATGGTTGATTATTTCAAAAAAGAAGATGTTGAACAATTTAAAAACGTGGCACATAAAATTGGTTTAAACAATGATCAAGTAAATGCTTTAATGGAATATCAAGTTCAATCTACGCAAAATACTTTAAACAATGAAGGTGCGGTTATGGCCCAACAAAAAGAACAAGCAGAAGAAGTGCTTAAAAAAGAATGGGGTTATGATTACGATAAAAATGTTAGAGCCGCAGATAGAGCATTAAATGTTTATGGAGATGATGAATTAAGAAATTTATTAACTCAAACATCTGCTGGTAATAATCCTGCTGTTTTAAAATTTTTAGCAACTATTGGTAAAGAAGTAACAGAAGATATGGCACAAAATACTACTAACAATAGATTAGCCGTATCACCATTAGATGCTAAAGAAGAAATTAATAATATCATGGCTGATACAAGTCATGCTTATTTTGATCCATCACATCCAAACCATGAAATTGCTGTAGAAAAAATGCGTCAATTACATGAAAAAGTGTATGGTAAATAAGTGACAATTGTGATATTATTACAACAGAAAGTTTGCCCGTAAGGACAACAAACTTACAAGTCATGTGGACTATAAAACCGTGTTGATTGTATCGTTATTACAATAAGGTTTCCCGTAAGGATAAAGACCGATTAATTAGAATATGGTTTGATGCATTAGTATTATACCCCCTATTCTTAACTTTTAAATAAGGACTAAAAACATGAGTACACAAATAACAACAGCTTTTGTAGAACAATACAAAAGTAATGTGTTTCATCTAGCGCAACAAAAAGGTTCTAGATTAAGAGGTGCGGTGAAATCTGAAACAGTAACAGGTACATCTCACTACTTTGAAAGAATTGGCGCTACTGCGGCACAAGTAAGAACAACTAGACACTCTAACACTCCTCAGATTGATACTCCTCACTCTAGAAGAAAAGTTACATTAGCTGACTACGACTGGGCTGATTTAATTGATCAAGAAGATAAAGTTAGAATGTTAATTTCACCTCAATCTGAATATGCGAAAGCTGGTGCTTACGCTATGGGTAGAGCAATGGATGACGCTATTATTGCGGCGGCTTCTGGAAATGCATTTGGTGGTGTAGCTGGTGCTACTACTATCGCATTACCTGCGTCACAACAAATCGCTGTAGGAACTTCATCTTTATCAGTTGCTAAACTAATTTCTGCTAAAGAAATTTTAGATGCATCTGACGTTGATCCAGATGAACAAAAATACTTAATTTGTTCAGCTAAAGAGATCACAGCTTTACTAGGTGAAGAAAAAATCACTTCTGCTGACTACAATAGTGTTAAAGCACTTGTTGCAGGTCAAGTAGATACTTTCATGGGCTTCAAGTTTATTAGAACTGAAAGAATTGCTCAAGATGGTTCTGGTGATAACCTTGCTTTAGCTTTCACTCAATCAGCTATTGGTCTTGCTTTAGGTAGAGATATCCAAACAAGAATATCTGAAAGAGATGACAAAAACTACGCAACTCAAGTATTCCTATCTATGACGATTGGTGCTACTAGAGTTGAAGACGAAAAAGTTGTAGAAATCGCTTGTAACGTATAATATACTTACAATCTCAACTTACCTTTAGAGGGCCATTGCAATATATGGCCCTTTAATATATTAAAAGGATATTATGGCTACAGAAGTTTCAATTTGTTCAAATGCATTAAGAAGATTAGGTGATGACCCTATTACATCACTTACAGACGATACTGAAAGCGCGGAAATTGGTCGGCAATTACATCTGCGTCGTAGTGCTCGTATCGCAGAACTTAAACAACACTATTAGGCCATTCAGACATGACCACAAGCCTCCAACCAGCACCCGTCGTCCTGATTACCGGCGCGGCACGACGCATCGGTGCCGTCACTGCCGAGCTGTTCCACAACGCCGGCTATACCGTGATTATTCATTACAATCGATCGGCAGCCGAGGCCGACCGCCTGTGTGAGGGTTTTAATCGCCAGCGTTCGGATAGCTGCCTGTTGGTGCAGGCCGACCTCAACGATATGGCTGGGCTGGATAAAATTGTTGCGCTGGTCAGCTCTGTCGGGCGTCTGGACATCCTGATTAACAATGCCTCGAGCTTCTATCCAACACCCCTAGAAAAGTGCAATAACGAGCAGTGG